TTATTTCAAATAACTCTTGGCAACATAATATGTAGCGCTGCCGTATTTGACTTTAGACATAGTATATTTCTTGCCTTTAATTTTCTTAGTGCCGGCGGAAGCGGTTACAAGTTCAACCTTTGTATTGTTAGGAATAAGCGTGTGAGCTTCTTTGTCGCCGAGTGCCTTATAAGCATTCAAGCCGCCGTTTGCCTTGACCGTCTTGTAAACCTTAGTTTCTTTAAGATTTTTTTGATTTTTCGGTCGGAGAATACCGTTTACTGTTGATGAATTATAAGTTTTCTCTCTGAGTGTCATTTTATCGCCGTTCCCGGTTGCATTTTGGTCGTAATACTTAACCTTGCCGTTCTTAGTAGGCTCGGCAATAACAAAAATATGACCGTATGTACCTGATGTTCTAATTCCGATATCACCCTTTTTGAGTTCGCCGTTTTTGTACGTAGGTGTAATAAAAACGAAATTCTTTTTGAGCCACGCAGATGATTTACGTTTAGTCCACCAATATTTTGCCCTGCCCCAAAAGCCTTTATCAAGTCCAAGGCATTCGTGGATATAGCAGTCAATTAAATCCACGCACTGTACGCCGTACATTCCGTCATAGTCTGTTTTTTTGCCGAGGAATTTCCTAACCCAAGCGGAAAACTTCATACCATTTGAGCCGCCTTTCTGCTCAATGTTCATAACAGCGGACAAGCCTGCTGCTACCGCCGAGGCAAGAACGCCGAGAAGCGCTGCCTTAAGCGCAGACTTTTCCTGTGTAAAATCTATCGTCGGCAAAGCGACTACAAGAAATGCGATAAGTGCCTGAATAAATGTTTTTGCAACTCTAATGAGTGCTTCTTTAGTTAATGTGTAATTTTTCATATTTTTTTACTCCTTTTTATTTTAATCTATCTTCAAGGTCCTTAATTCTATGGTCGGCAACGCTAACCTTATTTTCAAGCACAGGTACTCTTTGTGCAAAGTTGTTGTGTTGTCGAACCTCTCTTGTAAGTTCCTCGATTTTTGTATCTGTAACTGCTTGATTTTTTTCAAGCTCTTTTTGCATTTTTCGGCTGTTACCGATATTTGTAACGATAACTCCGAGAAAAGCTGAGCCGCCTGTGATTAATGCGACTAATACTTCATTTGTCATATCATCACCTCTTTGTCTTATGCAAGTTTCCAATTCTTGGAGGCTATAGCACTTTTCTGTTCGTCTGTCAATTTTGACTTAACATCTGTGTGTAATGTTAATGTTCGTTTGCTTGTAACCGTTGCCAAGCCGTCTATGATTGACCGCACTGATTCGGCAAGAGCAAAGGCTCTATCCCCCGCATTTTTCGTTGATTTTATCTGCGAGGGCGTCGAGTTTTGATTTGTGAAAATATACTAAATCACTCATTCTGTGCCCTCCAACTCTCTGATTTTTGCACGGAGTTTTTCCGTGTAGGCTATCTGCTCTTGATATTCTTCTACAGTTGCAACTCCCATAGCAATTTTCACGCCTATGTAATCATAGCTTGCAAGCTCCTGCTTTAGTGCTTGAATTTCAGCCTGTGGGTCAGGTGTAAAGATTTCATCTTCGACATCAAGATATTCACCATTAATTAATGCTCTACTCATTTGCTGCCACTCTCCTTTTAGCCCAAATGCGTATTCTCGTTCCGGGATTAAATACCGAAGTGTCAACATCAAAATAAATCCCGATTGTATCATCAACCGCTTGAAAAACCTGCATCGCTCCGTATCTAATTGCTTTTTGGCTGCTCTTTATTCCCGAATAACTGTAGTTCACAATTACATCTTCGTTCATTTTCTGTGCGTGAATAACAGAAAGAACGTGTGATGACAATTTATCAACATATATGTTATTTGCGCCCCAAAGTATTGAGCGTAGAAAACCACTTGTAGAATGGTTTATCTGTATAAGATCATCGTTGGTAATTTCTATATGCACTTCAACTGCGTTTTTTATTTCATATTCGATTTTATTTACTTCCTCTTGCACCGTAGTATCTACTGCCAACTCCCACTTTTCGGATGAGCCTTGTTCTCCCTTTTCTCCTTTCGGACCGGGAACGCCTTGCGGCCCTTGTATTCCTGCGTCGCCTTTTGGTCCTTGTTCGCCCTGCGGTCCTGTGTCACCTTTTGTTCCTTGTTCACCCTGCGGTCCTGTGTCGCCTTTTTCACCTTTAAGTTCGCCGTTTGCAAGCTTTGTTTCAAGTGTTTCGGATATATCATTAGCTCGCTTAGTTGCCTCTTGTGATTTAACCGTTTCACTCGCAAGCGCCGAATAATCAGACGTTGAGGTTATCCTATTTTCGTCACTTAGCACGTCATACACCTCTATATTAAATCTCGGTGTAGTTAAAAGTTGAGCGCCTGCTGCATTTGAATCGTATATCCTCAATTCACACTCAACAGTACCTGCTGCCGTAATAAGCTGCTTTTCGACGTCAACAATAGCCATTCCGTTTTCAATAGAGCAATCCTTATATATTACATTACCGTCAGTCTTTTTGCCATATATTGTAGCAATCATATCACCGCCAAGTATAAAAGCTTTTCCGCCGTCGGTAAGGGATATAACTATCCTTCTTGAATTAACATCATTTTGTTTAACGTCTATGCTCCATTGTGCGCCGTTTTTCTGCAAATCAAGAGATTTTCGATAAACTTGTTTTTCCATATAATCACCTCTTGAAATAATTATACAAAAAGAACGAGGGTGTTTGTCACACCCTCGCCGTTAATTATTTGAGCCAATATTTATTTATATAATTAATAACATCCGTTCTATTACCATACAATCCTGTTTTCGTCATTATAGTAATTATCTTAGCTTTTTCATCAGCATTACCATTAATGAATTTCGCTTTATATTGATTGGTAATAGAAGTTCTGATACCAAAAACGGCATTATCCTGCGTCATACCGTTAGCAACTTTAGCCTTAATTCTGTTATCAACATAATTACGAATGTTCTTGGTATCGTTTGACTTAAACGCTTCAACCATTGCCTCGGTATTATAAGACGACGCTTCCCAATTTGTAAAATCCTCATCATCAAAATAGCCTGTTGATTTAAGTTTCGTTTTAATTTGGCTGCGTTTTGAATTATCCGCAGCTAAATATTCTTCCTTAAAAGCACTCTTTAATGATGATTTTATGCTTCTTTCAGCCTCTGTCTTGGTCTTGCCGTTGCTTATATCGGTTGCAATATTGCTGTCAATGACAGTTTTCAAAACCGATTTATCACCGCTGTTTAAAGCGTTTATCAAGTCAGTCTTGTTATAAAGCTTACTGTCTTTACTGTCCTGCTCCTCGTCAATCTCGACCGTATCAATTGCTTTTTCAACAGTTTCCTTATCCGTTCCGCTTGATATAAGCGTTTCAAGCGATTGCTTATATTTTTTGTCGTCGCTGTCTGCCTTATATCCTGCTGCCTTTTGAATTTCGGAAGAATAGGCTTTAATTGCTTTATAGGCAAGTTCGTAATCAAAGCCGTCGCTTTCAAGCTCTTTAGCGGTGTTAATTGCCGTGCCAATATCTCCGTCAAGATATGCAAGGCCTGCTGCAGCAACTCGCTCGTCATTTTCTATCAATCCCTTTTTGATGTAATTGTCGGGGTCAGAAACATTATCGGCAATGCGCTTATACATTTCCTTGTTGCCGTCCTTAATTGCCTCATATATCATTTGTTGCTTGTCTTTTTCAGGAAATAGGTCAAGGCCGAATACGGCAAGTACATCATCGGAAATTAAAGCCTCTTTAATTTCCGATTGTGTAGCTTCTTTTGCCATTGAAGGATTAAAACTGTTTCCGTTCTTTGCACCTTTGATAACATTTTCCACGCTATTAATATCACGAATTACGTTTTTTATCGGCAAGCCGAAAAATGCGCCAATCGAGCCGGCAAGACTTTCGATTTTTTGTGTATAAGTAAGATTGTCACTATTCAGATTGTGAATTGAATTATACAAATCACTAAACACCGACATATCTGCCCTTGTCACATCATAGCCTTGGAATACAGATATAGCGTCTTTAAGAAAGGCTATTTGATTAACAGGGTTAGCATTGTCAATAAAATTAGAAATAAGCTCAGCAATATATTTTTCAGCATACGTTTTATCGTCATCATCATTACGTGCGGCGGTTACAATTGATTGAAGAAGAGCGTTTATAACACTTGCAATAACGAGTGAAGCAACAATTCTCGTAGCTTTTCCCTTGCTAAACTTTCCACGCTTTGCCTGAACGGTTGCATTGAAAAGCATGTTAAGGGAAGTCGTAGGCTCTGCCATAAATGCAGTCGCCATTTTAACGGCTCCGTTTTTACTTCTCATTAAAGCCGAACGTGAAAATACCGAATCATATACCTGTGTTTTTGTTATAACCTCAGTAAATCGTTCGCCTGCTTTTTGCAAACTTTCCTCTGTTGATAAATTAGGATATTTATCCTTTGTTTCCGCCTTGCAGGCATTCCATATATGCGCCCAAGTCACCTCGTCGGCCTTTGAAGCAAAGTAGCCGAGTGCTTCATCTCTGAACGCTCCGTCTTTAAAGAATGCCGCAATCTTTTCCTTACCCTTATAATCAATATTATTAAGATAATCAACTGTACTTTGAGCCATATTGGTATCGAAATATCCCATTTCCTTAATAATAGCAACAGGAGCATATTTCTTTATTTCGTCATAACTGCGCTTCGTAAATGTAGTTTTTGCAAAATATTTGGTATCAATGATTGATAACGCTCTGCCTATTGCCGACGGCTGCTGAATTGCAACGGAAGCGGAAGCAAAAACAGCATTTTTCTTGAACATACTTGTAAGTTTATCAACAATATCTGAGCCTGCTTCATGTACGACACCGCCGTTAAGGTCCTCAAGCAAATCGCTTATATATCCTGTTGCCTTTTTGCCGTATGCATTTTCCACCAAAGTTCTGATAGAATTAAACTCGTCGCCGTTGCTCGAATGATAATTATAAACCCGGTCAAAATTTTCAAGTGGCAAAGCAAAGGCATTATAGCTTGCCATTTCATCAACGTGGCTCGCCCATACGTTGTCAAATTCTTCAAGTAAAAGCGGATTTTTTGCTTTTTCAACAATCGCATTAGTAAAACCTGAATTAATGATTTTTTTAGCGCCAATAGTTTCCATACTGCTTCTGTGCATGTAGTTTTTAGCGGTACGTGCAGGATAATAATTTTCTTCCTTAAAAAGTTCAACGTCATATAGCCGTCTTGATATCTCGTTGCCCTTTTCCGCCATATCGGTTGAAAGATATTTAACCATATCCCGAACATAATTCCTTTGTTCGTCGCTTAGCATTGACCTGATTTTTGATATATCCGAATAACTAAGTCTGTGAGTTAAACTGTCATTCCACTTTGAGCTTTTATCCTTAAGCGTTTGAATAGCACTTTTAGGCTTATCAGTCACTACAATACCGCCATGGATAATATGATTAAGCGTTTGCTTTCGATTGCTCATTGCATATATCGCCATTAGCTGTTCAAGGTTTAAATTAAGCTTGTCGCCTAATGAAGTTGTTATATCATAACGTTTCTTCCTATCCCAGCTTTTCCAATCGTATTTTTTTCTGACATCATCAGCGTAATTTTTGCTGTTGTCTATCGTAACCGCCCATGTATCCTCACCCTTTCTGACATCACGGTAAAGTTTAAGCAACTCATCACTGCCAAGATATTCAAAAAAGTATTCCGGTTTCATAGAGCCGTATTTAATTGAATCAATAATACCCTTGTCTATCTTATACTTTGCATTTACTTGTTTAAGTTCTTCCTCAACCTTAGAAACACTCTGTTCGATAGTTTTATTTCTTTCGGAATAGAATATCTTATTAACATTATTGCACACTTGAACAGTTGTGCGAACAAGGTCATCCACCATTTTAAGTTCGTCAAGTGTCAATTGATTAGCATTCCTGTCACCAATCATTGTTTGCAACTGTTCAATATAGTTCTTGATATATCCGTTATATGCTTCGGTCACCTTTTCGTAATCGTCATTATTATTCAGCGATTTAAAACTGCGGTCGAGTGCATAAAGCTTTGAATATATTTTATCATCAAGCTTAGTACCAAATGATATAACATTTACTATTCCTTTAACTGCTTCAACAATATTATTAGGAATATGATTTTTCTTATCCTGCTTTGCAAGCTGTGCAAGTCTAATTGTGCTTTTTTGAAAGCTCTTATAAAGCAGACTGCGCTCACGCTTTTCTTTCTGCTTTTGCCTATATTCAGCCTTATACTCAACTGTATCTCTATATAAGTTCGACCTATAATCTTGATTTTTCTTTATCTGCTCTTTGCGAAATTCAGAAAATTCCTTTTTATGCTTTGCTTTTTCGTCGGCGAGCAGCTTTTGATAGTTGCTTATTTGCCGAGCATATTTCGACCTTGCCTTTAAAAAGCGCTTTTCGTTTTTATCCGCCTTGGTCTCATAAAGATTAGTCTTGAAATAATAAGAAAGAATATCATTAGCAAGGCTTTCGAGATATTCTTCCTTGCTGTAGCCGTAAACGTTTTCAATAACTTTATTTTTATAAGTATTAACCATATCAAGAAGCGCAATCGGCAAATCCTGCGAATTGTCACTCGGCATTAATCCGCCGAATAATTCTTCCATTTCATTAGCTAAATCGTCAAGCAGTATACCATTTTCGGTAATGTTAATCTTTCCTCTTGCCGCATTTTTATACTTGCCGTAAGAGCCGAAATAATACGAAACCTCTTCCTTTTGCTTATCGGAAAGCTTAATCTCTGTGTTTTTCAAATAATCAAGCATTTCCTGTTCTTCCTGCGTAGGCTGATACTTAAGCTGCTTTTCGTTTTCAACAAGCTTTTGTGCAAGGTCGTATGCAGCGTTAAAGAATTGCTGAGAAGTGTCGAGCGTGTGCCAGCTTTTCATTTCCTTTGCCACGTCAACGCCTGTCATACGTGTAGGCGTAAGCTTAATGATTTTTCTTGCCGCAATTAATAACGAGTTTGTGCTTACCTCTCTGCCGTTAGTAAGCTCAAATTGGTGTTTTAAAACCTCGTTAATTTCCTTAAGGTGCTTGTTTTCACGCTTAAGCTCTGCGTACTCGGCATAGTCTACATCTCTTGAGAAATTAGCATTTCTATCTTTTTGTTGAATTCCTCTTCCGTCGGTTGAGTTTTCAAAATTTCTTGAATTTCCTTGACTTGATTTGGTGAGCGAACGAAATCCGCCACTTTCAGTATCGTATTTTTCGAGTACATATCCATAATACTCAATATTAGCTTTGAGTAACCTAATGATTTCTTCATTGCTATATCCACGCTCCTCCGCCTTTGCAATTATTCGTGCTGATAAATTATTTTCTTCATGAATTGTTTCATCATCATTCAACAATCTATATATCGCCGTAATAACCGGGCTTTTACTGTTTCCATTATAACAAATCAATTTAGTATTATCAATCTTACTTTCATTAATAATGACAGCCGAGTTATTAATTATTCTTCCATTTTCTTTATTGTCAAGTATTGAATAAAATTGTCTAAATTCAGCCTTACTCAACGCATTAGAAAAATTGTGTCTACTATCAATATTAACATCACGAGAAAATCTAACATCTTCAAGCGAATTAACAACATCAAGTCGGCTCTGCTCGTTATTTGCTTTATATTCTGCATACGAAACGCCTGCATTTTTTAATGCATTTTTCAACTTTTGACTTGCATTGTCAGGAATAACAGCAGTATAAACCTCATTGAAATATACCGCTCTTTGCGGTTTTGCTTCAAAATAACTCGTTGGCAATGCACGAATATCATTAACGAGGGTCCAAATATCATCAACCGCCATATCACTGTAATTAGCCCAGCCTTTAAGCTCGGTTTTCAAATAATTTGCAAGCCCTGATTTTGTTTCTGTTTTTGCAACACCGTCAACGATAATATCAGCCACAGCAAATGGGTTATCGTTTTTTGTCATACTTTGGGCAATTTCTTGAAATCTTTTATAAAGATTATTACGTATTTGATTGTATTCTTCATCATTAACATTTCGAAGTCGTGATTTATCATTTTTCACTTCATCAAGATTGTTATATTTCTTTGCTGAGCCACCGATTATATTGCTGACGAGAAAATTGCCGCCCTGAGCATTTTGATTATTCATTGCCTTAACGATGTTTTCAAGGTTATAATCCCAATACAGACTTTCCCAATTCTTTCGATTACCGGATTCAGTAAAAGGGTCATTGCCTTTCCAAATACCCTTTTTCTCTACAACACCGTCAAATAAATCATTAAGCCAGCTTTCATATTCCTTTTGATTAATTTTATTATCAATAAGATTATGTGTTGCCTCATCATCTGAAACGAGTTCAACTTTTTCAGCTCCGTTTTTCAAATAATCAATAGCCTTTTTCACAAAAGCTTTTCTTTGAAACGCCGTCTTAATTTCATCCGAATTGTTGAAAATGTTATTTATGTTCTCATCACTTATACCGGGAATTAAGGATTTATAGTAATCGGCGATTGATTGTTTTATCTTGCTATCGTATCTTTCAACCCATAATTTGCTCGGAAGCAACGGTTTGTTCTCAATTTCCTGAAGCGTATCTTTTATATTATCATTAAGAAAATCGAAAACGTCAGTATCTTCGCTTGTAAGAGTTGTTTTCTTTTCTCTTTGAACAATATCTCTAACCGGCTCAGACTTGTCTGCCAAATATAGCTCCTTAAAAGCATAATTATTTTTATACTTATTAACTAATTCGGCAATACTTCCTGCGCTGTCAACTTGGTCTTTGAAATTATCAGGATGAAATAATGAAGCATTAGGCTTATATGCAAGTTTTTGCTTTACAAGATTGTTTATTTTGCTATATAAATCCCATGCTTTCTTTTCATTAAGTTTGTGTTCGGCTTTAACTGATATCGGAGTATAAGCGTCAGAAGAATAAACCTTATTTGCATTACTTTCTTGTGGGTCAATAGTCTTTTTATCAAAAACAAGTGAAATATCTCCAAATTCATTATTTGCGCTGATATTTTGTGCTTTCATTATTGCTATCGACGGACTTGGTAAACCGCCGAGTTCTAATGCACTGAGCAGTTTACTTTCGGTAGTATTATGAATTGCAACAAGTTCCTTTGTTTCCTCAATAGGTACACTCAGTGAAAATTTCTTGACATTATCGGAGTATTTGGATATACTGCTATTGAAGGAAACATTACCGACACTCGTCTCGGACGTTGAGGCAAGGGCTTTTGCATTTGCTGTGTCGTCGTTGTTTCCTTTGTTTTTTGCATACATTGTATGTATTCTTAAATCCAAGTACTTTTTTTGCTTAAACGCACCAATAGTTATAGTGTCGTCTTTGCTGCTTTTCAAATTTATAAAATCGTTATTGCTGTTCTGCATTCCGTTATATTTTCCGGCATATTCAGCATAATCAATATTATTCAGCAATTGCGGAAGTTTCAGTATATCTTCATCTGTAATTGCTCTTTGCCCTCTACTTAACTCAAAAGTTTCGTTGCCGTGTGAATTAAAAATTTTCAGAATATTATCAGCTCTGAGAGCAACATTATATCCTTTAACATCAACACCTGTTTCGTTCTTTATATACTCAGCCATTTCATTAGAAATAACACCGAAATACATTTTTTTGTTTAGATTTTTGTGTTGCCTTGCATCGTTAACAAATTTTTGTAACTGTTCTTTTGAATGATATAATTCAATTTTATTACTATTTTTAAAGCTATCAATTTGTTTTTTGTTATAAGAATCGAGAGAATACTTAGTATTATTTTCAGCCTCAACTCCGCCGTAGAGGTTTTCGCTTGCATTATCAAGCATATTGAGAAACTGCTTGCGGATATGATTAGCTCTCTTTTGCTCCATTTCCATAGCGTTCTTTGCAGCCGTCTGCAAATTAGAAGTAGCAATCACATTTTTAATTTTCTCAATAACAGACTTAAGGAAATCTGCGATTGTTTCAATAATGCTTTTCTTTTCAGCTTCGGTTTTGTTGTCACTAAGCCACTTTGCAAATTGCTCAACGCCCTCGTCTGTAGAGAAAAGACCCGATACAGCGTCGTTGGTAAGCTCGTCTATTGCCTCAGCTCTTGTCTTTGACCCCTCAGCCTTAGTATATGTATCGATATAAGCGTCAACAAGAGAGTTAAAATTATCTGCGCCCTTGTAGCTGACATACCAATCACGAATAGCAGACTGCACGTTTTTGTATTCCTTCTCATTATAAGCAAGCCCAAACTCTCCAAGCTCGTGAATAAGCGCATTATACTCACCGCTTCCGTCTGCATTAATGATAATTTTAGCGAGTGACGGAATAAACTGACCGTTTCCGCCCTGTCTGCCGTCGGAGTGTCTTTCGATATCCACTCTTGTTTTCCTTGCAACCTCGGTAAAGACATCATCAATCGTACTGTCGCTGTCAGAAATATTCTTGTATTCACCTTCAATATGCCTTGTGGCTTTTGTAGGTGATTTTTTATTTTTTCTCTGCTCCTCGATATAAGTGTCATAGCTTTTAGCGTCTGTTTGTCCCGAACGGTAAATATTAATCGCCTTATCGCCGAGGAATTTAACGGCAGGATAAAAAGCCGGGTTTCTCATAACGAATTCATTAAACGGCACATCAGGCTTTGCAACACCCAAATCATAAAGCATTTTTGCCTGAGATACATACGTGCTCACACTTGCGCCCTTTAAATTATTCGGGTCAAAATTGACATAAACGGCATTTGCCCCGGAGTTACCGAAGTTTTTATTTATAATTTCATTTGTAAGGACCTGCTGCGTTTGATTTTCAAATGAAATATTGTTGTAATCTATATCGCCGGCTGAGGTTTTAACCTTGAAATTACTGCGGTCGGCGCTGACCTCAAATGGGTGCTTGCCATAGATTTTCACCGCCGCTTGATTTCCGCTTGCCGTAATAGCAACAGCATTAACATTATATTTAGGATTGTTACTCTGTTGTTCTGCTGTGAACGTTTCTACAGGCTTTTGCGTATATTCCGATACGTTTGGTGTGTTTTCCTCTAAAACAGCATTTTGAGCGTTCTCTGCCCTTTGCTGATACTTGCTGTAGCCGTCATAAGTAAAGCTATAATCTGTATAGCCGTTCTTAAGCTTAGCCGACAATGCTTCAAGCGAATCATTGCTGATATCTTTTTCGGTGAAGTTTGAGCCAAACTGTTCATTTATGGCGTTAATAGCTTTTTCACTATCCTTAATCGCCTTGACATCATATCGGCTCAATTCAAAGCCATTAACCATTTTGCTTATGGCCTTATTTATTCTGTCCTCGTTTTTTTCGCCCTCAATTGCCGTGGCAATGTTTTCCTTGAAGCCCTCTTTCACTATCTCTGTTTGAAGCTGTCCGAGCCTTTTTTCATTAATCTTACTGTAATCAGCTTCATCATAAATAGAAGCGCCGGCAAGTACATCACCGTTTGCTTGACTTGTCTTAACCTTTGCCTGCAATTCCTCGGCATACTTATATGCCTTGCTGTTTTTATTCTTTGAAAGCCCCTCGTCTATAATCGCCTGAATATCGCTGTTGCTTTGCGCTTTTGCTTCTGCGCCGAGCTTTTTATTATCGATATTATTTTGTGCGCTTTCAACAATCTTGTTCGGTGCAATTTCGCTGCCTGACATAACAGCGCCGGCAAAGCCTGCCTGCAAGGCGGCGAAGATATCCTCGGCAAGCATAGACTTAACAACCTCTTTGTCTGCCTCTTGTTCGCTCAAACCTTGTTCAAGATAGCTTCTTTTAAGCTGCGAAAGCTCGCTTAATTGTCCCTGCGTAATTTGGTCGTACGTTCTGTCAACGACATTACCGATAATTTCTTCTGTGCCCTCATTAAGTCCGCTTACAAGAATTTTGCCGAACGTGCTGCTGCCTTTTACGTCCGCCCATTCAAGCGGAGCGCCAACCATTTCCGTAAGGAAGTTAATTAATGCGCCTTTCACGCTGCTTTTAATCGTTTCGCCTGAAGAACTTCCGCTTGCAAGCTGTGAAGACATATCATCACCCATTGCCGCCGTACTGAATACGCCGTTAATAAGAGCTTGTTTTGCCTTTTCTGCCTTACCCGAAGCGGTAATACCGCCTGTTATTCCGCCGCCAAAAAGTAATGAATTGTAAACATTCTCTGCCATTTGGTCTATGTTATCATATAGCGCCGCATTAACATTACCCATATTGTTGCCGAGAATTTCAATTTCGTTATTCTTATTGACGCTTATAGGGCCTATTTTCTTTCCGGCGAGATTGATAAGTCCGTCATTTGCCGCCTTATCTTCAAGTCCTTTTCGTGTGCCGTACGCCGCATTCGTTATAAAGTCAGCCGTGCCGTTAATACTGCTTTTACCGTTCACCGCCATATCAATGGTATTTGCTATATTCGCCTGCGCTCTTAAAGGGGAAGTAAGCGTTCTTGCCGCCTGCATTATAACCGGGTGCTCTTGCGCCGCTTTTTCAGCGCCTTTTATAACCTTTGCCTGCTGCTCATTGTTTTTATTAGTAATATAATAATCAATCAAGTCCTCTGCCTTGATATCCTTATATCCTTTCTTGTTAATAAGATTTTGAAGTTCTTTGAGTGAATCATTATATTTTTTGCTATAGTCAACGTCATTTTTGCCCTTTGAGCCTACACCCATAGCATTAAGCATAGCACTGCTCATATCGTCAGCACCCGAAGCCTTGCTTTTCTCGGCAATTGCATTTCTATATCTGTATGCCTGCTCTGCTTTTTTTGATATTTCATTATCTTTGCTTAAAGCGTTCTTGTTTTTAGCTGCCGTTTCTTCTTTTGCTTTTTGCTTAATGTCAGCGTCGTATGCCTGTTGCTCATAAGCCTCTTGCTTAGATTTATTATAAATCCGCTTTACTTCATTTTTTCGCTCAGCGTCATACGGATTTCCGTACAAAGTCTCGCCGACTTTGCCTATTTCACTCATAAGTAAATTTTTCTTTTGCTTACTGCCGTTTAATGCCTCATACTCTTCCTTAAGCTTATCGTATGCGCTCTGCTTTTTCTCTTTTTCCTTTTGAGCAGATTTATAATTTTTTCTTGCCTCGGAAGCGGAAACGCTGTCAAGAGGATTAATCATATTTAATACAGCCTTAAGCTGGCTTTTTCTCTCGTCATTAATTCCTTTCTTTTGCTCGTTTTTATAGGCTTTAGTGTTTTTAATATAATCATCATAATAAAGCTTATACGTATTTGCAGATACATTGCTACGATTCTTCTTTGCGCCCTCATACATGGATTTGGAATATTCGTATGCGTCCTTTTTCTGCTTTTCTTCATCACGCTTTTTAGCTTTTTTTCTTAATGTATCAAAATCAATTGCCATAATCACACCTCTTATGCCAAGTCAAAATGATTAAGTAACCACTTTGCCTGCTCTTCATTAATAGTCTTTTTCTTAAGTAACCTTTCAATTGCGTTTGTTCTGCCCTCATTGGTCCTATTCATTCCGATATCTTGTAGCATACCGTTTGAAATACCTATATCGTCCTGTGTTTTTTCTTTATTACCGGAATCATTTGACGAATTACTATTTCCTTTAGCAGTATAAGAATAGCTCGACTTGCCGCTTGAACTTCTGCTTGACCGCCTGCCGCCTGAGCCACCGCTGCTCTTAGGCGGAGTATATTTGTATTGCTTGTAAATAGCGTCTGCCTGATACTGAGTAATGTTACCTTTCTTAACCTGGGCTTTAAGATATGCTTTCATTCCTTTATTATCCTTTTTTTCACGGTAGCTGTCCGCTTTGTCGGCAGCGATAGAAACATTAATCTCGTTCATAGACCAATATTCATCTCGCTTATTCTGTTTTGTATCCTCCTTAAGCTGAGCCTTAAATTGTCTGCTGTTTTCTTTAAGGCTGTTATCGTTCCAATAGCGCTCACTGTTTGTTTCTGCGGCTTCATTTGCTGCGTTTTGCTCTTTCCAATATTGGTCAAGCCAAAAGTCTCTGTTATCCGTATATTGATTAATGGCATTAGCGTTTTCCTGATTCGACCTGCCTGCTGCAGCACCGGCGATATCAGCCCAGGCATTGTTGCGGTTTACATTGCTGTTTTCATTATTTTTATATCCCTCAATAGACGCCTGATATGCCGCCAAATCGTTTTGCTTTTGTGCGTACCATTCTTCCTGGGCTTGCTGATAAAACGCAGGCAAAGCGGCGTCAACATTTGCCTGATACGCATTATCCGTTTGAGCGGCAACCTGTGGTGCGTATGTTGAGCCATATCCTGCCGTTAAATTCTCCGCCGCTTGCTGTGTTGCCGCCGTGGATAAACCGCCAAGCTGCCGATATAGTTCCGCCCACTGCTGATACGCTTTGTCATTTGCTTTGTCATAGGAAAAAGCGCCTTTGCTTGCAACTCTGTTATACATTTCTTGCATTTGCTGTGCGTAATTATTCGGTGCATTATTCGGCTGAGAATACGCCAACTGTTGAGCAGCCTCTCTCTGTCGCTTTTGCTCCTCTGTTTCGGCATAAGGAGTATTATATTGCTCGTATTTGCTTCTTGTGTTGTTTGATATAGCCATAATTACACCTACTTTCCTCGTGATTTTTTCTTAGCAATTGTTTCCATTTTATTATTATGACGTCTTGTTTCGGAAAGCTGTTGGTCTGCCTGGGTTGCTTGCTGATTAAGCGTATTTGTTTTATTAATTTCATTAGCATTGTAATCATTAGCCCAATTAACCTGGCTCTGTGCGTTATTAACTCTTGTCTGTGCTGCATTCCTGTTATCGCTCCACAAGCCGTATTGATTGTTGTAATCATCTTTATATGCGGTATTAAATACGTTATATGCATTATTTGCCGCATTAAGATTGTTATAATAACTGCTTTCCTCTGCCGCCTTTTGGTTGCTTACAAGGTTATATCTGTCTTGTATTTGGTTGTATTCGTTTTGCCAATTAGTAAGAGCATTTGCTCTAAGTTCAATCGCCTTATCGCTCAGTCCGCTCATTGTATTGTTGTATGCCTGCTGCGCTGATTGCTGAGCATAACTGTTGTTATATCCGCCTGTATTTGCAGAAGCTGCCGCAAGCTGATTTTTCATTGCGCCGGCACCTGCCGATAAATACTGTTGCTTATATATTTGGAAAAGTTGGTCTTTTTCTTGGTCGTAACTAAAATCGCCGTAATTCATTATTTGGTCGAATAAATCATCAACCGTGGTCTGAAGCTTTTGCTGTGAAGCGTCAAAGTTTGCTTTTCCCTGTCCGCTGTAAAGGTCATTCCAAGCATTAAAAGCGTTTTCGGACCTTTCTTTATATCCAGCGCTGTCGTTATAATAAAAATCGCCTATCGCCGTAAGCGCATTTTGTGCCGCAGTCAGTTCGTTGTTATATCCTGATGTATCAATCGTATTAGCCTTATATTTTGGTGTTTTCTTTGACATATATCCTCACCGTCCTATATTTCATATTCTTTTGTCGTTTCGTCGCTGTATTTAACAGTAATCGTATGAGCCGTTGCTACTATATCAACTACATATTTTGCCTCGTTTGCATTACCCCTGCCGCTGTCTATATATCTTTGCAGCTTATTAACAAGCTGCTCAATATAATTCACTACGTAAGGCAAATTGCCTGTTGCACTCATTTTGCTTATAATCGGCAATTTCATAACTCGCCACCTACCTCTAAACATTTTGTAAGAGAGTAAATTTTACATTCACCCTCGCCCTCAATTTTAAATTTCATGTGGTCGCACCTGCGTGGTCTGATAGGAAATACAAAGGAATTAATACCATGTCCTATAATTTCTCTGCCACAGCTTTCCCACTTGCCTGAGCTGTTATATTGAATATAAAATCTTGCCTTTGCACCCTGTGCCAAATACATTCTCAATTGAAAGCGTGAAACATATTTTTGATTTGGATATGAATATCCGTAAACGCCTGTCTCGACGCTCCAATTGATTTTATCTTCAAGCACATCATAATCATTATCAGCGTCAACAATCTTCACCTGTTTATCTGTAACGTAATAAAGCGTGTTGCCGTCGTTAATAAAGCGTGATATTTTTTCTTCTGTTTCCTTAGTCCACATACCCTTTTTAGTGTCGTAACAGAAAAGCTCATATTCATTTGTTTTGACGTTTTGCATTGACACGTAATATTTGTTGCCCCAAGCGCCTGCCACAGCATTCTTGTATTTATCCCTGCCGAGTGCCGAGGAAATAACGGTTGTACTTCCGTCATAAGCAATAATGCCGTAAACGCTCTTGTAATATAAAATATTATCAATAATCGCAAAGCTTCTCTCGCTGCCTTCTTCAACACCTTTAAAATTGTTTACTTCCGTATACGAAAACTCACTCGGTGCCGAACCGTACACAATATAAAGCGTATCTTCTTTGAATATAAGAATATTACCGAGATAATTTACAATTCCTGTAAATTTGCCGTCACTTCCGACATTAGCCGCCCAACTGTCGCTGTTAAGCCCTGAAAAGTCATAATAATTAGTATAATCGCCGAGAGCCGAGGCATATATCTCGTGGCCGTCTTTTTGACACAGCCATACTCTGTTACCGCATAAACAGCCAAACGGCATAACATCGGGAAATTTCTTTTCAATAGTTATATCAAATTTTATATCAAATTCCGTATCGTTATTAGTAAATCCTGTCAGCCATTCGTTTTCATTTTTTTCATAATTAATAAGCGGTGCAGAAAAATCAATGAAATTATTACCCACCTTGTTTATTCTGTAGTTATTAGTTTTCAATTTCCTTGTTGCACTGTCATATTCAAAAAGGCCTTTTTTGAATTTAGTTAAGTCAAGTTGACAATCATCACTAAACTTAATACTGAACTCAACATTATCGCCCTTACTGAATTTATCGAAGCGAGCCGCCTCATTATAATAAAAGCTTACATAACTTGATATATCGGTCCATAATGTACTGTTGTCATTAAGCTTGACTTTCTTTTGAAGCGTTCCGCTTACTATTCGATAATTGGAATTTGAATCAATGCTGTAAATATTTGCATTAAAAGTGTTTTCGTCACCGTCGCAGGTGCACAAAACAGAGGATTTTTTATTTTCTTTATTAACAGAAAACGTATCCTTGTATGCAATCTTGCTTACCTTGCCGCTGTCGGTATCTATAATTACTCCGTCCGGGACCACAAGTATCTTAGTGCCGCACTTAATTAATGCTTTTTTCTCGCCGTAATTTGCGTTCTTAAGCGTTTCAATATTCTTAACGTTCTGATTATCCGCTATCAAAGAACCGCTCATTTTAACATTGGTAACAGACGGTGCGTTTTGTTGCTTACACGCCCAATCCAAATTAATTACAGAAGTGTTGATTAAATAAGCATTTTTATTTCTTATAATTTCAATGTTTTCTTTATTCGAAAATAACTCACCCTCTATATCAACCTGACTGTTATCTTTGCTGAGCACGCTTTTTATGTTTGATGAAAATTCGCAAATAAGGTTATAGTTAAATTGCCAGCCCTTTTTCGGCACATCATATCCGTTTGCGTCCTTTTCAATGCCTGATAAATCAACCACATAGCCATATTGCAACGGTGTTGTATTAGCAATAAGTTTACAATTCGGAATGGCGGCCTGTTCGGGCATTTCATGTTTCCACGAAACGCCTTCTTTATAAAAACTTATTGCACGTACTATTTCACTATCATATTTGCTCGGCACATAGCATTTATTTAAAACATAACAGCTATATTTTCTTTCATCGGAATTATGGATAGCACCGTTTTTATCAGAATAATAAAAAACCTGTAAGCCTTTTTTCTTTGCGAAGTCGCCTTGATATGCTTCGTAATATTCATTGGTAGCCTCTTTAACATAAGGATAAAGCTCCGTTATATCGTCGCAATAAAGCTTTCCTTTTGCTTTTTCCCATTTGCTTAATAACATTTCAGAAAAATTAGTGATTTGGCTTGCTGAAAGATAATAGTCTTGATAGTCGTAAAATTGCATATAAAGCTTAGACTTGCTTACTCTGTTTTTTATATCCAAGCATTTATAATCATCGTCCGTAAAAGCGTGTATCGGATTGTCAACTACCTTTTTAAGCCCGGTCACATAAAAATAATGCTGTGATTCCACATTTGATTCATCATTGTATATGTCAATAATAGTCTGTGCGGCACTCTTCCAATCGTTGAATATACCTAAATACTGAGCCTTGCCGCAGCATAAAGCCTTTATATTATCTACGTTATCGCCTAAATTAAAAGCGGCGACGTTTTGACTTACATACCACTTTTCGCCGTGTCTATCTGTATATTCTTTTATATACGTGCAATCCTTAAACGTTTCGTTCCAATTAATCTGTTCACCGAAAAAGGCGTCGTTATAATATATTTTTATTGCACTTTCCTTTTTAGAAACAAGCATAGGAAACGTCCACGGTGCTCCGTCGTCGGTAGTGGTTATGATTGCACCGAGGCAAATATCATTTGAGGAAATGCTGTCTTTCGTTCGGTATTCAAACCAACGTCCGTTTATATTGCATATCGGCTCTCCTCTGCCATAGAAACACCACTTATCCTGAAACTTCTTAAGCAAATTGTTTTGATATGTAATAGTACCTTCAATATCGCTTTTGGCAAATGAATATACTGCGTTTTGTGTATCCTTTAAAATTTGCCCTTCAACATTAACTGTACCGCCCTTCTGCATTACACAGTTTTGTAACAGAGAAACCTTGCCATTAACAATAGCGGCGTCAAAAGCGCCTCTGCGTGTTTGAATGACTAAATCATTATTTGATATCGTGTTTTCATAATCACTCGTCACAATACCACGCTTATTTCTTACGCTTGCAACCGGGTAATCATCAAGCGTCATATTTTCCATATCATACCAAGCATTGTTTTGTGCTCGCTCGTTATGGTCTAAGCCCTTAAATTCTTCAATATTTTCTTTCGTGACGTTATACGCATTAAGCGACTGCGGTAATTTCATATTTTCACCACCTTATAATCTGTAGCCGTGCACACCTATAGGTCTGTGCGCTCGGTTATATGCAGCATAGAAATTGTCATAATAGCTTTGAAACATTGTCATAGCGTTATTCATTCTGTCAATTTCGCCGTTAGCATAGTGAACACTCTTTTCAAGCCAAAATCTATATAACTCGCTGTATTCGAGCGGTACTATCATTTGTGTATTTATATCTGTATCGGCTGTGTAGCCGTTAAATGCAATTTTGTCAGCGTCCTTATGTGTTTTTATAATATCGTTATAAATCTGTGCCTCTATCTCGTTTAGCCACCTTTTTTTCTCGTCATCTGAATATTGATTAGGCACTTGATTGTCAAAATAGCTTAATACCTCGCCAATTGTAGTTTTCATATTTCTTTCACCTCAATAGCAAAGGGCAAGGATTTCTCCCTGCCCTTTAAAATTACAACAAAGAGTTAAAGCGTTACCTCTTTAGTTCCTTCGTTAGCTCTTATATATGAATGCTCAACCTCTCTGAGGTTAAGGCTCATTTTAAGTCTGTCGGCATATTTTTTCTTGATTTTGCAAACCTTGCCACGTGGGACGAACATTGCCACACCGTTTACTGCAACATATTCGCCCCTTGGGTCATCATTAGGTCCGAGATACATAGGAATTTTAATAATTTCCATTTCCTCGCCCTCAGGGTTATCCTGAATATATTCAGGCTTTTCCTGCAAGGCCTCTATGGTCTCATTCTGTTTTTTAAGCTTTTCGGCAAGAATAGCGTCAAGCTCTTCCTGTGTATATGTTTTTGCAGTTGTTTCTTCAACAACTGCGGTTTCTTCAATCGCCGCATTTTCTGCGGCTGCTTTACTTTTTGCCATAATGTTCACGCTCCTTTATTAGTTAGCTTCATCATCATTTGCAAACTCTGCCGAAACAGTTTCAATGCTGAGAAGTCGTGTAGGATAAAGCACAGCAGAAGCAGTAGAAAACTTAAAGCCCACCGAGCCTCTCTGTTCGAGTGGGTCGCTTGCGCCGCTTGAACCGACCTGCTTAACAATCATCTTAAGGCTTGCACCGTCAGGCTTAACAACGCCCCATGCGTCCTTACCGAAAATAAGAGTTGAATATACACTGTAGCCTACCGGGCAATTATCGGTATAAACCTTAGCATTGGAGCTTTCAACAAAACGCACACCGTGAAGCTCACCGATTTCGCCGTTAAAGATTTCTTTTGTTGCAGAATACTTATGTGCCTCTTCCCAACCTTTGCTGTCTCTTAAGTCAAAAGAAACAGACGGATGAATAATACCGATATATGAGCCGTTGATTTTAGGCGCTTTATTCTTCTTAAGAATTGCAACAGCTTTATTTATAACTCTCGGTGTGAGCTGACAAGTTTTATCAAGCTTATCACGTGAAGCAACTGCCGTGCCGTCGCTCTTACGTGGAAAAAGTACATTCTTAACAGCCTCAGTCATAACAGAGTTACGTGTAACAATATCCATTGTCTGTGCCGCAAGGTCACCAAATAACTCTGTAGCACCGCCGATTACATCATCAAGGTGTGTAAGACTAAGTACATCTGTTACATAAGCATAACGGCCATACTGATGAACTTCCGCTTCAATGCTTGTCTGTCCGAGCTTGTCACCTGTAGGTGTAATACCTTCCTGAAGCGGAACAGTTGAAACGGTAAATGTATTCCATTTACGCCACTCAGCCTTTTTGCCTCTGTGCTTCGGCAATGGCTGCTGTTTGCCAAACTGTGCAAAATATGTTTGACTACCCACATTTTGAAGTAATGCGGTGTCATAAAAGATTTTCATACCCGGTGACAAATCGCTGTCGCCGGTTGTGTTAAGTACAGCGTCAGCAAAAAGCTGTGCGCTGTATTTCTTTGCGCTGATACTTGCGCTTTTTAATGATTTAATAATATTCATAATGCTCCCTTTCTGCTGAAAGTAAGAGCGAATTACATATTATTTTGACAAATATTTCATAAAATTTTTTTCGTCAATTTTTTCGCCCAAACTTGCAGCGTTTAATAATTCTTTGATTTGATTTTGATTTAACTTGTCAAAAGACATTCCGCTGTAATTAGAGGCCTGCTGCTGTGACGTTCCGTTTTCAATCGGACGGTTAGCATTAGCCCTCATTGTGTCGGCGATATCCTGTCGGCATTGATTGTATGCGTAACCCATAGCACCACTAAGAAATTCCGGCAAATGGATATGTTCATAGGCGTCCTTAACACTCATGCCACGATTAAGCCATTCACGGAATTTATCGTTTTTGCTTTCCAACTCGAAATTGAAATTCGGATAATACTCTTTTAATTCTTCGGCTTCTTGCCGCCAAGCGTTCATTTGATTTTGAAATGCTATTTTTTGAGCGTCCTGCTGCTGTCTGATTTCATCTTGCCTGATGATTCTCTCAGCCTGCATAAGCTCCTTAGCCTGCTCAACCGTAACGCCTCTCTCGGTTGCGATTTCTTCATAAATCGAATTGTCGCTGTCGATAGCCGATACAATTGAATCAATATCTGTCGAATCTTTAATTCCGTATTTAGCGGCGAATTTTTCAAGTGCCGGGGTAAGCTTGTTTCTGAAATCTATACCCTCTTGAATTTGCGCATTTGCTTTGCTCATACGCTTGTTAAGTGCCTTATCAAATTTAGCTTGATAATCTTGCTTGTATCTGCCCTTGATTAAATCGTCAAAGCTTTCTTCCTTAGCTTCTTGCGTGCCTGTCGCACCGTCAACATTGGTATCAACCGTACCCTCAGCCGTTGTACCTACTCCGTCAGCTCCTGCAGTAGCCGCACCGTCGGCAAATAACTGAATATGATATTTCTGCATAATAATGCTCCCTGCTGATTAAGTCAGCGAATCTGTAATCTGTGGGTTAAGCCCACGGCTCTTTATCCTCATTATACCTAAGGGCGTTATTTCAATGTCACACCCTCAAAATAACTTTTTTACATTTTTTTCAAACTCTTCCGAAAGCCAGCTAATACCCTGCTTCGCCGTTTCAAAAGTGCTTGCAATTTCTTTATAATATCGCTTTTTCGGATAAGCACATATAAGCGCATATCCGTCCTCAACAATAATAAGTGCCGGTATTTTCAATTTGTTTTCGTTTTCTTCAAGCGTTTTTGCAAGTGCAACAATAAGAGTAGAAACACCGGCGCAAGCTATGTCCTTACCTTTTTCGGCATATCTGCAATGTCCCTCAGCCTTTAATTCAAAGCCGTTTCTTATCTCTCTGTATGTAATCTCAACCATTATTCTTTACTCTCCTATCTCGGCTGTGCCGATTCATTAGCCTTTTGCGCCGCCTGCTCAGCAAGTGAGCCTTTTTCCCCGGTGCTTACGCTTTGCATTCCCTCAGGCTTTGTGCTTTCCATATTTGCGCTGCCGCTTGTTGAAGCCTGCGCTACATCAGGACTGCTGCCCTGCTGCTTTCCTTTCATTCCTGTAAGATTGCTGTTGTCAATGTTTAAATCGCACATAACCTTAAGCTTTTCGTTTTCCTGCTGCAATTGTTGCAATTGCATTTGTGCCTGCTGTAATGCGTCAAGCAATGTGCCGTTTTTCTTAATTTGATTTATAACGTCGCTCTTATGGTCGAAATCCATAATATTAAGGCAAGCAAGTGATTGGTCTGTATTCTGCGGATTGAAAAATCCTGCGCTGTAAAGTTGCAGTGCAAGTTCATTTTGTGCCGCCTTGCTGTACGGTGAAGCCTTTTGCGCCGCCACTTCAATATCAAACTCAGGCAGATATTGCGCCGTATCGCCTTGAAGTGTCTGCCTTTTTTGCAATTTCAAATTGCTGTTATCGTATGTATCAAAATCGTCGGTACCGTCGTCGCCTGTTATCCTTACATATCTCGGCAAATCATAAAACTGTCTCATACGCTCAATTATGAGGTAGATTATATTTTCAAAAGCGTCATACGTGCCCTTGATTGCCATTCTGCTTACTTTCGAGCCTGTTTCGATAAGTGCTGATATAGCGCTTGCGGCAGTAACACCGCTTGTTGTGCCGCCTGTTGATACATCACGGTTAGCCGTTGTTTCTTTAATCTCGTTAATCTTGCTGTCACGCTGAGTAAATACTGCACTGTCAAGTCCTTTAACGTTTATTTCCCTTAAATCATCTTGACCGAGGTTTGTATTTGTTTTTACAAACGGTTGCGTCCAGTCGAGGAATTCTTCCTCGTTTATCTCGCTGTCTTGCCGCTCAAAATAGCGTGGCGTTGAGTTCATCAATACGTTTTGGAGTATTCCTGCGTCCATTTTGTCAATGTATTCTTGCGGTTGCTTGCCTACGTCAATAAAGCCAAAGCCTGCAATAGTACCCTGCATAGGGAACATAACGTCAAAAACAAACGGATAATTACCGTCGTCATAATAGCCGTTCGGATATTCGTCAGGCTCATTTTCGGTTGCAAACAGCACAACGTTATTAACAAATTTGCAGTAGTGAAGCTTGCCGTCCTTTTTATACCACCAATCAATAACAAGGCTCTTATCGGTCGTATCGATATAGTCCTCATACAAATACTGCTTTAAATCAACTTCACCGTCGCTTGTTATATTTTCAGCCTCACTCGGATATTGCTTTTTCAGTAGGTCTGTATCAACAAGCTCAACAGTAAATACATTTCGGCTTTTTTGGATATTCGTTATACCGCCCTGCCAAAAGATTGAAAGAATATTTATATTTTGAATTTCAACGTCACCTATGCCGTCCTTTTTCGGATTCCAACCTACGTATGTTATGCCGGTACCACTCTTGCTTTTTTCGGATATATCTGCAATGTACGTTTTGTAAAATTTATTTCGCTTCAAAATCATAGGAATAACATTCTTAAGTCTTTCCGCTTCAGGAACGTCGCCGCCTGTCCTTGCCCTTATATTTGCTTCGGGATAGTTGTCCGAAAAATCGGCAATCTTATTAGTAATTGAGTTGAACAGCCACGCTGATGAAGAAGGTGTTTCAATACCGTTAGGATTTTCCCTATCTGCCTTTGCTGCGTCCTTTTTCTTTATCTGCTCCCAATTATGTATCTTCCACCACTCTTCGTTGTTTACAACTCTGCTTTCAAGCGACTGCTTTTGTTGCTTGTATTTCTGCAGCGTTTCACGTGCTTTGATTATTTCTTCAACACCGATTACCTTTAATCGCTCGCCGCCGCCCTTGCCGCTTTTGTGCACTTCAAGCCCATTTGCCTGATTAAAGCTGTCAGCCTTATTCATAGGCTTGTCTGCCTGCTGCTCGGTTTCTTTCAAAACCTTATTGTTTTTTTCGTCCATAGGATTTTTGTACTTACTCATTTTTCTGCTCCTTAATAAATCTTAATTCCGTAGTTGTTCATACTACTTCTGTATTCGCCACGCTGATTAAGTGGGTCGTCAGCAAGCTCTTTTATAGGCTTACTCTTTATCGGCTTAATCGGCAGCTTGTTACACATATATCTGATTTCATCGGCGATATGGTCCTCGCCGTCTGTATCAAGGTCCTCAACCTTGTGTTCGTCATATTGAAGCGTTGGCAAGGTGCGTATCGTATTTTTACACGTGTTGAATATATACATTCTCGGCTTGCCGTTAGCAGCAAAGGTAAATCTGTAATGCACCTGCTGCCAACCGGCAATTCGATTATTGTCGCCCTTTTGGAAATAAACACCGTTTCTTGCCGCCACGTCATAAATACTGATACCTGTTGTTTTTTGCCATATAGCAGGGTCAGCAATCCCGATTATGTTCTTACCCTTAAGCCACCTATGCGTTGTTTCAATTTCCTTTACTCTTTGAAAAACTTGCTGAGGGTCCCACTGCAAGCCCTCGTTTGCTTCATTCTTCACACAGCCGTATAGTTCCATTATTCGGTATAGCACACCGTCATAATCGACTGCCCACCAGCCTACTGAAAAAGGCTTGTGATAGCCCCAGTCGAAAGAGCGATATATGGTCCAATTCGGCGGAATTTCAAACGGCTCTATCACGTGAGTATATAAGCCTGTAGCCTGCTGCTCTTTTGTGCCTACCCTAAAATCTTCAAAGAACATTCCGTCTGCAACATCCCATAAGCCGTAAAGAAACATTCTTTTTTGCTTTTCAGGTAGATTTTCAAGCTGTTGCAAATACTCAGGCTGTTTTGCCATAAGCGCAATATTATCCGTCACAAGTGCTTGAATAAACGAATAATCTTCCGGGTTTTCGTCAGGCATATAGTCTTTATCGATAAAGATTCGCTTAAAATAGTGATGTGACGCTCCGCCGGGGTTAGTAGTGAAGTATATTCTTTTGGGAAATTCATTTGCACCACGCATACAAAGTCCTATAGTTTTAATTTGGTATTCTGTTAAATGCGTTGCTTCGTCAATGAAAATAACATCAAATTCCGTACCTTGAAAGCGGTCGAGGTCAGCGTCATTGCGGCAGTACATAAACTGAATTGTGCTTCCGTTCGGAAAATAAAATATCTTTTCCTTATCAACATATTTTGCAATCTTATACAAAATATTTCTCATTTCACGAATATGGTTATTCATAAGTTCAGGATAAGTTTGTCGAACGATTAACACCTTTATTCCTGCATAAAATACGGCAAGCAGAATAGCTTTAACTCTTACAAACCAACTCTTTCCACCGCCACGTGCGCCGCCGTAACCGATATATTTGTGCTTATCTTCTAAGGCAAGCTTTTGCTTTGGATTTACTTTTGAAAAATCGAGGTCAAGTGTTACTGCGCCCATTCTTTTTTACCCTCTATTATCTTAATTTCAACGTTCTTTTTATCCTCATCCTCTGTCAAATCATTAAGCTGTTTTATAGTGTCATTCATGGTGGAAATAGTGCTTGCAAAATCCTTTAACGCTCTTGTATCGAGTTTTTTAGTAGTCCTGACCGCCTCTGCGCCGCTTGATGTTCTGAGTATTTGCCTGTAAAGCTGGTCCGGGTCGTCAAGTGCTTTTTTAAGTTCAAAGGCAAGCCGGTCTGCCGCCTCAATTAAATTATTAAGTTTTTGCGATTTATTCTTAATATCAGTCGCACGTGCGTTTTGTAAAGTGACCTGCGCCACATTTGACCTATATTTATCACGTTTTTTTACCCAATTTTGCTTTTTCCCTACTGCCGATACCCTCGACGGCGCTATTTTGTGCTTGTTTGCAAGTGCTCTATACGACATTCCACCGCTTACATATTCATTTTCAAGCTCTTTCCAATCGACTTTGCTCACGTTCTCACCTCTTATTTACCTTATCATTTCAAAACGCTTCAATGTCACACCCATAAAGCAAAAAAATAAAGCCCCTGCCTCTCGGCAAGAGCTTATACGTTCATTTATTCTTTTTCCTCGTGGACTTCGTATGTATTTTCCGCCTGCGTATCTTCAACACCGTGGCGTTTAAACATTTCTTTCCAGGCGTCGCCGTACATTTGCTTTAAAAGGCAGTAACAAAATGCCTTAAAAGGATTGTTGACGTCTCCCTCTTTGAGCTTAACCCAAGTTGTTTTGCCGTCATTCCACTTAACCACAGTCTTATTATCCTTTGTCACGATAATATCTTTAACGCTGTAGGATTGAAGCATTTGGGCAAGCGCTTTGCTTGCTTGATTTTTCGCCATTTTAGCGTCAATTTCTGTAGCTTTGTCAAAGCCGTTTTGATATCCCTCTTGTTTCTTTTGTTCAATAAGTAAAGAAGTAGCAGCTACAGCCACGCCTAAAAGCGCAACAAAAACAGCCGCTAATAAAATAATAATAGCAGTTTTCATAAGATTACCTCATTTCTCGTATTTTTGATTTATAAGTTGATACATTTCGCAGTTTTTGCAACCGCTTATGCTGTTACAGTAGGTGTTAAGCCATTTGTCGCCTCTCTGTACGCTTGGAAATCTAAGCACAATGCACCCTTTGCTTATTATTTTTTCGCATTTGATATACATTGCACCGCCTTTTTCCTTTTTCTGCGTTTGGTAAAAAGGACAACACGCTTTGACATCACGATATAAATTCGACATAGCTCAACTCCTTTTAATTCCGCTTTTTAAACAATATAGCAGTAACATAAGTATGGCCGTTATACTCATTTTCGCATACTTCAACACGCTCGTATATATAACCGGGGTATTTGTTCTCCCAAAACGCTCTGTCATCCTTGTATTTTGCAAGGCGGTTGACATATCTGTTAGTCACCATTCGCTTTTTTGTTCTTTCAATCGGCTTTTTTAGATTTTGAGTAGAAAACCAACGTTTCCTGCCCTTTGGGTCCTTTGACACATACTTAGCGGCGGTTTCAGGTCCGAAGACATCAGGGTTATATCGGTTTGCATTCACCCAACCAAATTTCCACATTTCCTCGGCTCTGTCCCTGCCGAAGCCACTATTATTCATAAAAATGTGAAAATGAATATTAACAAGCCCTGCATACTTGCCTGTCTTGTATGTTTTTTCTTCCATAATTACAACCGCCCTAAGTTCGGGGAGTTTATGCTTTCTGCGGTAATATCTCACACGGCGGATATAATTATAAGCGTCACGGTATGCTTTGTCTGAACTTTGCGGAGCATTTTCAGGTGAATAGGTGCAATGTAAAAAGATATCTCCTGTATCAAAATTAGCACAAATAAGCCTGATAAGCTTTTTTGTGGACTGCTTTGCATTATAAAGTACCTGCTGCTCTGATGTGATTCTGCTTTTTGGTGCTCTTTCAGCAAGAGGTCTGCCGCTGTCCGTGCAAGGGGGATAGCTCACCTCTAACAATCTTCCGCTTTTAATCTGCTTTTCCTTATTCACCTTTATGCTCCTTTCTTTATTTTCGTTCAGTAGTTAAGATACAATACAAGCTCGTAAGCCGGACTTGCACCGGCTTAAATTTTTGCTATATATAATATGTATATAGATATGGTGATTAGAGTCTTTCGAAATCGTATTTTCTTATTTCGCTTTCGTGCACCGCACCTATGGGTGTAGCTTCTGAAAGAGGAACAAGAACAAATCCGTTCGGTGTTGGCTTTGCTTCATACAAATAAGCACCGCTTTTTGTTACGAGCTTAAATCCGTCGCCGTCCCTAATCTCGTTGCCTTTTTCTTCAATATATCCGTTTGCTAATCCTAAGCACATAACCTGTCTCCTATATCGCTTTTGTTACATAAATTTCCATAAGAATAATTATTGCGCCTGCTAAAATCAAAAACCATTTGGTGCAAGCTTTGAAATCTTTGCTCATTTTCTCACCGCCTAACCCACAAGCGGCTCATAAATATAATCATAAGCTTCGCCGTATCTCTGCTTTTCCGCTGCCACAAGCTTTTGATAATATTTGCTTTCCATAAACTGATTTTCAAACTTTTCCCTCAGCTCATCCGTCATATCATATTTGCCGATATTGTTTTTCTTTTTAAAAGCTTCCCACTTTTTCGTAATCATAGGATGATTTATATTTAGTCGAAAACCGTAAGGATTTCTAAAGGTGTGAATCATCACGTCTTGCTTGTCTGTTTTTTCTCTTAGCTTTTCCAACGCTTCTATGTAGTCCATTTAATCACTCCACAAAATCAGGTCTTTTTGTTGTTAAGTCGCCGACTTTTATATCAACAACAGATTTATAAGCACTTTTGTTAAAAGCGACATAAAGACATAAGGTGTTATATTCTCTTGCACACTTTTCCTCAATGCCGCAACCTCTTACCAAAGCAAATTTGCCGCCAATAACAAGCGTGTTATATGCAAATACCGCAATATCTGCTGTGCTTAGCTTTTTAATAGATTCGCCTAAATACCATAACGGTTTAGCATTTGCCGGAGCACCTTTTATAAAACTGTCGATAATTTCAATATCATTTCCGTACTTTTCTTTAAGTGCTTCTTTAATCTTTCCTCTTATGATTTCAATTTCAAAATTTGAATAGCCCTTCATAGGCTGACTTATAAATATTTTCATTGTTTACTCCTTTTCGTTTATCACAAATTTCGCCATTAGCTATAGCCGAATACTCTTCAAGTTCTTTAAGTGTCATTACTTGCCTCCTGTCAATTGTCTGACAGTTTCATTTCTTATAAATTGTCGAAGTTTTCTAAAACAGCTCTCACACATATCAAGCCTTGTCCATTTGGGTGGGTCAGGCTCAAAAAATTGAGTAAGATAGTTATTACGGCGTTTGAATTTATATCTTTTCCTTGCATTCGTAATGTCTCTATGACATACATCACATTCAATTTCAATTATTTTTCGTTTCATTATTTTTTCACACTCCAATTTATTGCCTGTCCGCAGTTATAACAGCAATCGCATATCCTACTTATAAGTTCGTTACAACAAGGGCAACGATAAACTGTTGTGCCTTTTCCAAAAAAAACATTGCCTACTTTGATTTTGGGAACATCGACTTTGTGAGCTGTTGGCTTTTTTGGTATCTGCTTTTCAAGTGCCTTATGGATTACTTCTCTGCACTCAATAAGCGCTTCTTTTGATATTGACTTTCCCTTATAAACAAAAGAGAAATCGTCCACAAGTGCATTTGCTTCTTGCGCTGTCATTCTGACACCTCCCGAAGTATGTGTTTGCCATTTACTTTACAAGGCTTATTGGCATTTTCCTTAAAGCAAGCCTCACTTAGAACTAATGGGCAACAATATTCATCTAAATGCTTACAAAATTTATGTTTTAACAACCACTTAGTGCAAAATTCGTCATTAGTCATAGCTCTTAACTTATGCTTGCGCTTTTTGTCACGGACATTTGTGACCTTAGCAGAGTTTTCGTGTTCATCATATCTTTTTTGTATAAACTCTTTGACTTTATCAAAATTTCCTTGTATTAACTGATTTTCTAACCATTCACAACTATAACTTGGAATGCCCATTCCATTAAATGAAAATTGCAAATCTTCAGCAATCAATTTCACAAAATATCTTGCTAATTCTTTATTCAT